CCAATTAAATTTGGTGAGAGCCTCCACACGCATACGATCAATGCTTCACAGGCTCTCAATATAATTACACTCCTATAGGGATTAGGAGTGAGAAGCAGCGTAAGAATAAATAGCGATCATGCCATAATCTTTGCTGTTAAAACGTGAACGGTTCATACCAAAAATACATCCAACAGAGATGGCTTTTTCGTTACCAAAATCGTCCACTTCCTCAAACCAAGACATCAGATTGTCTTTACCAACGCGAGTCTTCTCAATAGAATCATACGCATTACCCATAGCAAAGACACCAGCCTGAGCACCGAGGAATAAATTGGTACGTACATTAGAGGAAGGTGTATGAATCCTGGTGGATTCCCAAATCACCATACCATTGTACACACCGAGAGCACCAGTAAAGATCGGATTTTTCAGACCACGTTTATTCGCGTACATCTGAATAGTAGGCCAATCAGTATAAGCGCTATTAGCAACATCCAAACGAAGGTCGGTTACACTATAAGGATGAAGAACGACAACATAAGCATCCATACCATCCGCTTTCGTAGGGCGGATAGGCGGAGTCAAAGTTTTCGCCATTTCCTTAGCATAATCCAGATCAGCCAAACTAATCTGATCATTAGAACCAACACCCGTCAAAGACGTAGCATCACCAGAGTACAATAGATGTGTAGCTTCAAGAGCATTAACCGTCTCGCCGTGGGTCAACGTAGTATCACCACAAAGAGAACGGAACATATAATCATCCATTTTACCAGCAAACCAATCAGCCAAATTAACCTTAGCATCAGAACGCATATCATGCAGAGTTCTCTGCTGTGACATACGCCTAAACGCATGGGCATTTCTCAACTGATCAATAGTAACCGTATCCTGATAATAAACCAATGCCTCTTCATTATCTCGCATACGATTATCACCAGTAACACCAGCACCCGTCATCTGCATGAGCAGATCATATTTAATCTGATCACCAGCAGATTTTTCGAGTTCGGTCAGACGCTGGATAATAGCATCTTTACCAGTTCCCATCAATTTATTAAAAGTCGTAGCCTTCAACGCTTCCCGAAGGGTCAATGCAGACCAAATTTTTACAGTCTGAGCGTCATTAGTGCCAAATGCTGTAACAGCCATAGTTTATCTCCTTTTTAAAATTTGCACTTAGAATTTGACACCATCTGATTTTTCTTCATCGAGCAAGGCTTTCTCCAGAGCCTTAACTTGGGCGTCTGTTAAATTTAAAAGATCTGTTGCAGAAATATCGCCAAGACTTGACGTTATTCCATCATCATTACTTTTTGCATTTGCTTTCTGTCCCAGGCCAGATGGTTTCTTCAAAACTTTTTGAAATTTATCATCCTGGTTAGAAGCAGGATTATCAAAAGATTCAGATATATTAGATAAAGCCCTACGAAGCAGCCTAGGTGAATCACCACCTAGTAAGATAGCTTCCAAGTCATAACCTGGAAACTGTTTCTCAAACTCTGCCTCAGAGTTTTTATCAAAGACATGCTCAAGTGCTTGCACAGAGTTCATAAACCCTGTTATATTATTTTTCTCTTGATAATCAATTACCTTTTCATTTGCCCAATCCCGAGCCTTCTGGTATTCCGTATAGGCTTTACCAAAACGCTCGTCTTCTCCCAACAGAGATTGGAGAGCACGATCTGCTGCCTGATTTTGCTGGGCCTGTTGGGTAGAATCCAAAAGCATACGCTTAAGGTTGTTGATCTCTTCCTCATATTTCTGTGTTCGAGATGCAAGAATCTCGTCAATCTTATTTGAAGACAGGAAGGAGTCTCCATCATCTGTATATTCTACAGGTATTCTGCTCTTTGCAGAATCGTCATTTTGGTCAGACGAAGACCTATTAGCATTTTGTTCCAATATAGTTGAAACAGTTCCTTTCAGATTATCTAACTCTGATTTGAACTCTTGCCTTTTGCGGCGTTCTCCTTTAACATCCTGGAGAAGGCCAAACTTTTCTTTTTTTAAATCTTCAATTTCATCTTTCAACGAAGACAAAGCATCGTTGTTGTTTTTATCGGTGTTGTCATCACCGTCATCATCGTCATCTACATCATCTTTTAGTAGATCATCCAAAACATCTTTAGACATGATTCCTCCTATATCTCTGGAGTTGAGAAACTCCCGCTAAATTAATAGGGGGTCGTGGCGATCCTACCACAGGCCCCCGTAACCTCTCTGAGGGGGAGATCAGAGAGAGGATCACTCCTCACCTTTTTCACAACCAAGACATGCAAGTTCTTTGTTAAGGTGCATAATTTGTAGTTCCTGCGCTTCATACTGCGCGTAAGCATTCATATTATTTAGCGCAGTTTGCATAAGAACAAGAGTGTTTGCCCTTGCTTGGAGATCGCTTTTAGCGACTCCATCGTATTCTACAACGATTTCTTTCAGAATTTCTTGTAGTCTTTTCTTCATGATTCCCCCTTAAAATATAATTCGTTCTACCCCCATATGATCTTTGGTTCGTTTCTTAGGTTTTTTAGTTCCTTCTCCCCACTTGACTTGATCATAGTATCCGTTCTTGATATAATTATTGTAACTATGAACAAAACCAAACCAACCTTTCTGTCGTCTCAACAAAGGTTGTTTACTACTTTGGCTGCTTAGTTTCCCCATTTTTCACTCCCCCTTGCTGTGCTATTTGTGCAGCTTGCAACGTAGATTGCATCTCTGCTTGATCTGCTTGTTGCATAATTCCAGCCATATCCACAATTAGTTGAGCAATAGAACGCTTCTGTTCACTAGACAGTTGCATCATTTGGGTAGTGAGTTTCTTATCATCTTTATCTGCTTGCTGATTAATCTTAGCAATATCAGTAATAAAGTCCAAAAGATTTTTCTGCTCATCTACCTTAATTTCTCTGTCTTTGAACTGAAGTTCGATTTGTTTCATTTGTTCCTGTTCCTCAGCAGCAGCCTGTTGCTGTGACTGAATATATTGCAACCAACGTGCCTTATCTGTTGAGGATAGTTCTAACTTCTCAATAATTAGTTGTGGATCAACTGGCATACCACCCTGCATCATTTCAGTTAACACACTTAATTCCAGCATACGTTTGGTCATATTACCAGGAGACTCTTCAGAGATAATATTATATTCAAGCTCTCTAGCATTACGCAACACAGCAACCTGTTCTGTTTGCTGATCTATAATAAGACCTCTCTGTTTATCTATCTGATATCTATCTCCTTGACCTAAAATACGAAGGATCTGTTCATCAGGCATATATTCTGTTAATATAGCAAGTTGCCTCTTAAACAATTCCTTCTTCATATTATTAAAATTATTAAACAATGGCTTCAACAAAGTAACACCCTGTTGCTGCCGCAACCTGATAACAACCCCAGGTTCTTGTCGTCCTCTATCTTGACCTAACAAGTCGGGGTTGATCCCAGTAATCTTTTTCATAACATCTTGAGAAAACTGTTCCATCTGCATAGGTGCATTAGGAAATGTAGGAACAGTACGTTCCTTAATCATACCACGAGTAATAGCTCCTGGTTGTGTAAACGTAATTGATCCTGCCTCTCTCAAACTCAATTTAGCCTGTTGATCATCAACAAAAGCCTCTGTTTCTGCATAAATTCCAGGTTGAACCTGTTGGTTCAACATATTGAGTGCTTGACTCCAGCGTTTATTAACTTCTTTCTGAGGATCTTTCATCAATCGAACTAACCCAAAATGATTGGCAGTTCGCATACTAACATCCCTGTATGCAATCACAGGTACAACTGAAAAACCATCATACGGAAGCGGAGACACATCATCATACAAAATACGATCTCCAGTAAACTGTAACCAATAAACACGTTTATCTGTTATTTCCTCCCAATGAAACTCTTGACCATCTGATTTTGCTAATTCCTTTAGATCTTTTAATTGTTCTTTCTGAAATTCAAACCATGTTCCTTCTTGATAATTAAAACCATAATAACGAACATAGGTATCCCAATATTCCATATGAACAACCCGAACCATATCTTTAGCCTGATCATAAAATGTATAATCTAATGGAGTATCATAGTCAGAATCATCACCAGTAACATCAACAGGAATATCAAAAGCGGCTGGAGGCATGTCCACACCGCTAGTACCATAGCCTAATGTTGAGTTCGATCTTATAATATCCTCTAGCTTTTTACCTTTGATCTGAGGATATTTCATTTTAAAATCTTCACGAGACATCCAACGATCCCAACAAATATAAGAAGCATCATCTAACATCGGCCTTCTTGCAGGAGGATCAAAATGAATTTCATTCACAGGAATAACCATCTGTTGCATAACAACTTCACCAAACCGTTTAGGGTCTGGACCAAAATCAACAGCAACAAAACCACGACCACATATAGATGCAGACTCTAATGCAGCATTCTCTTCCTCTTCAAATTGGTTTGCATCATAAACCCATTCCATAATATCATTCAAAACTTCTGCGAGGAATGCATCTCCAGGTTCAACAGGAGAACATCTAAATCTAATCTTATTATCTTCATTCATCCCCATAATAAGATCAATACTAGATTTAGTTAAATTAAAAGTAAGAGCTGGTCTTAGTTCTTCTTCTAATATTCTCTTCTCGTCTGCTGTCCATTGATCACCATCTCTAAAAGCAAAATCATTTTTAGCATCTTTCTGCCATTGACGATCTGCATTAACAGCTTTACTAAAATAATCCTTTGCTTTTTTTAATTTAGCATTCTTTCCTAGTTTTTCAAACATGGTTTATTCCTTATTTAACGATCCATTCTTTTGCGTTATCTAGATCAAGGCCTCTTTCTTCTAAATCTTTCTTTGCGATAAACCGACTACGAAAACCACAGAAAGAACAAACATTAAAATACTTAGTTCCTGTTTTAGTTTCCTGTCGATATAACTCCAATAGCTCCGGTGGGTGTTTACAGTTTGATTTATCCTTTAACTCTTCAAGAAGTCTATCTCTTTTCTCTTGTGCTGTTTCTTTCTTTTCTTCTTGAGGTTCTTCTTCTTTAACTTCTTCTACAGGTTGTTCTACTTCTACTTCTTTCTCTTTAGGCTCAGGTGCAGGTCCTTGTTCAATATGTTCCATATTATTACTATTAAGCGGAACCATAACTAAACCCAAATCTTTATCATTGATGGCAAGCATACGAATACCGCCTGTCTTCAACTTAACCAACGTCTCGTTCCATTTTTCATAAGGAAACTCTAATTCTTTTCCGCTGTTAAAAACAATCTTACTCATAATTCCTCCCCTAGCTGGTTAACCAGCTTCGGCGTTTTCTGCCGCTGAAAAACCGTCCTAGTATTTTCTTGTCACTAATGATTCCACAACGCTCAGAGGCTAGCAAACAATAATTAGTAGCATGACGATAATGGTCAGCTCCTAATTTCTTGTACCGATATACATTCGCTCCTGTTTGAGCATCCTCTTCCAAAACCTTAGCCATGTTGCACATTTCTTTAGCATATTCCTGAAGTTCACTATTATACCTAGGAATAATTAATCGACCAGGACTCGTTACCAATTCGTGTGTAGCATCACATATCTCAGTTCTATTACACTTGATAACCATGTCCCTGTCGTCCCAAGCAGTTTGTCCTGCTCTGGTTTCAACATATTGGCATGCATAGATTTGGAAGTGTTCGTTTCTTTGAAACTCTCTAACCTTCCGTTGTTCTGGATATAAATCAATGACAGCCGACTTCACATTGAAGTCTCTTGCAATATCGTGCAAGTCGTTAAACGAACTAAGCCGCGCTAATTTAATAACTTTTAATGTACGTCTGTTCTTTCTTTCTGCAATAACAACATGCAGTTCTGTTCCAACATCCACCCCCATGCACGTTGGTCCTTCATGTTTTGTTGCCATCGGGTCTTGATCACAACATGCATATACATCATTCGCGGTTAGTCTGTTTTCCGCCGGGATATAGGCTCGTCCCAGCTTCGAGTTCATAACCTCCGACAAATCACCATACGGAGGATCTTCATATAGATTTAAAATATAAGTCGGATCAACATATATAGAGTTAAGCTGGCTAATCCACCAACCAACCATATCCCGATCCTTGTACTGCGATATCCATCTCCCGTCTCTCGGATGTATCTCTTTGCCACAATGAATACATGCACGGTAACAAGTACCGTCCAAATTACGCTTAATAGAATTAGGAAATTCCAGATCAAGGCAAGTCTCCTTTCCACAAGCATCACATCGAATAAACCATGCGTTCTGTGTACTGTTTTGATACATTCTATCGATTCCATAATCAGGAATCGTTGGGGTCCCAAGATACATTAATTCGCGTGTCTTAGAATGTGACACACGTTCCTTGGCTAACTGGATCATACTTTCTTCCATCTCATCCAACTCATCAAACACAACACGATCAACTGGGATTGATTTTAGCTGAGATGAACTCTTCTTTGTAGTACCGATTGATTTAGTTGATCTAGCACCACGTAAATATAAAAAACCTCGTCCAATCTGTTTGATATTCTGTGCATCCGTATTCTGAACAAAATGTCCAATAAACGGATTAGAATCAATCAACGGATCAAAACGAGCCTTACTAAAATCCCTAACATCATCACGGGTTGGAAATAAATATAGAGAACCTTGAGGATAATGACCCATGATCATACCATGTAATGTTCTGAGCACAAGAGCCTCTGTTGCCCCAATCTGTGCTCCCTTAATAAAACATTGCTCACGAGCATTTTCTTGTAGCCAACCAACTTGATACTCATGACCAGCTAATGCCCAAGGACCATGACTAAGTTCCAGCTCATTATCCGTTGCCCAAGTGAAGCAATCTAATGCTTGCATATATTGGGCTATTTGTCCTTCTGTTAAATCCCCCATAATTATTTACTTTTTAAAGATAGCTCTGTTTCTTTTACTCAATGTCTGATCTTCTTTTAGTTCCTTATTGATCTTATCTAATTTATTCTCTCTTTCTTTAATACCCTTAGAGACATTATAATCAACTTGTCCAGCTTCTTCAGAAGTACCTCCCCATATTCTATCCCATGCTTTCTTAGCATAATCAGTATAATCCATTACTAAAGTCTCCCACTTTCATGTTCTTCATCCTTCAAAAATTTATCAATATAAGCACCTAATCTAGCCTTAAACTCATCAATTTTATCAGGATCTCCTGCCAACAAAGTAAGTCCTTTGTCATGATCAGCTTCCATAAAAAACACATCATCCATAGTTGTTTCTAACCATGACAATAATAAACAATAAGCTCTCTGTGTTTCATTTATTAATTCTGGATAAGCTGACATTTTGTTTTCCTTTAAGCAAAACAACCAATATCCCAAGCTGTTTCATTATCTTGATTTTTTGTTGTGATTTCTAATGGTGGTAATGATGTTTCAGAATCAAGAGCTAAATAATCAGATCCTGTTCCTAAATCAACACCATTTTCTAAAGCATCAGAACTAGTACCACTAATTGTTAAATCCTCATTAGCAGCATCTGTAAAACTAGGATCTGTACTATAACTATTAGCATCTTGATTTGCTCCTGTTCCAGCATTAGAATTTGTTTTCCAATCAGCTAAAGAATACCAATTTACTGTTTCAAACCTAACAGCTTGACTTGCACTATTTTCACCAAAAATATTATTATCTGATACAAAATTAGTATAATCAGAACTTTCTAATTCTAAAGCTGTACAACTGTTTACACCACTTAGCCCCCAAACGATACAATTTTTTACTTCACAACCATTAGCTGTTCCTAATCCTGCTCCAACACCATTATCTTTTATAATAATACCAAAGTTTTGATTTGTTTCATAAATAGTAACACTATATATTTTATTACCTGTAGATAAACCTCTATCATCAGAAGATTTTATAGCTATATTATAACTTGCATTAGCATCTTGTTTATAACAAACACCAGAATAAATCGTATTGTTAGGACTTCCTCTGATAATAGCTATACCACCAGTACCAGCAATACTTTTACCTGTATCTTCAACCCAAAAATATCTAATAGTAACATTATTTGATTTAGATTCTACTTGTATTCCATTACCACCAATTGTTTTAACATATACTTCTTCTATAAGTACATAATCAGAACCATCTGTATTATCACCATCTAATTTTATACCAACAGTACCAGATGCATAACCACCTATTATGTTTTTTACCGTCAATCCTTTAATTGCCACTTCATTTGTTTGACCATTAACATAAAACATAGTTACGCCATAATTATAAGCAAAATCAGCTAATTGATAAATATATTGTACATAACCAACACCTTCTCCATCAATAACAACACCACTAAGGTCAAAATTACTAGCGGAGGCTTGAACTACAATACCATTACCGTAACCATATTCTGCAACAGGATTTAATATTTGACATTGTGCATTTAAAGTTGCACCAGATTGTATTTTAAATCCAGCACGTCTAAAATATTTTGCTGTACAATCTTCCCAAATAATATTAGTAGATGTATTATCAACACGATTAAAAACACCTGCTGTATTATTTGCTAATTCACCTCTAATGCCTTTTATATGAATATAACTTTTATCCCCCATATTCATTACATATGTTTCTTGTGCAATATCAATAACTACAGTAGATATATCAGGATCACCTGTATCGTCTCTTACATAAACAGAATTAAATTGTAAATTATCATTAGCAAAATCATCACCCCAATTCCACTCATGATCTGCTAAAGCACCTATAGTTCCTTCTGCTGTCATTAATGATTCAGAACTATCTGTATTAATAAACTTAGCAACATAAGGTTGTACAATTTCTTGAGTTAGCATAGAAGGCCAACCACCTGTTGCTGAGGTAAACCTATCAATCAAAAGATCAGTATCTACTGGTGTAATATTTTCAGATTCAGCACCAACGTATTCTGATCTTGGTATTCTACTAGAAGTAAGTGAATCGTCATTAATTGAGTCTGTCCAAGCGGTAGTACCGATTGCTCTTATTTGAGCCAAGCACCAATCTGTTCCACCAGCACTATCATATTTTAATCTAACTTCATACCAAGTATCATCAGAAATTGTAACACCATCACCTGTTAAAATAGCATTATCATAATAAGCACCACGAAATTTATAATCAGATCCATCATAATAAACTTCTGCTCTTTCAACAAAATCTCCAGCAGCGTCTTTAATTTTATATATATGAAGACTATTATTAGTAGACCATCCCGTAGTTACTTGTATTTTAAAAAAGAAATGAGTATAAATAGATGTTTTATTTTCACCATGCGTTTCTGTATTTCTTTGGCTACCTGCTATATTTTCCCACTCTCTTGCATGACTAGTAGTGCCCCCAGCACCAGTATCTGCTGTATAAGCATCTGCTGCTGAATTATCCCAAGCAAAATCTTCTGCATTATCCCATCGTTCT